CCTAAATTCTGGTTTAATAAGAAAATATTTAACTTTTCATTTAGTATTGAGAAAGGTTGGTATAGTGCAGCAAATGAAGAGGATACTGGAATTAGTAAGATATTTGGAGTTGCTTCTTCTATTCATGCTGAACGATTTATTGGCAAGATTCCTATTATTAAAAACTTAGTTAATAGTATTGTAATAGGATGGTATCCTTCTTTAAAAGAAGGTAAGTATGATATTTATATTATCAGTGATAATAAAGGAATAGAAAAAAGAAACATAGTTTTATCTTGTGTAGAAGGAGAGACTGTTAAAGTAAGAATTAAATTTAATTCTATTCATGCGTATGTTACTTTTAATGATATATATACAATTCCTATTTTATGCAAATATAATAGAATAGGATATTATTTATTTCCTTATTTTGGAGGTAAGAATAAAGCTTATACAGATTATATAGTTAACTTAACATTTTAATAAAATGGATATTATAACTTTAAATTTAGTCAGATACAAGTATTCAGCAGATACTACATTAGGTAAATTATATCTAAATGATAATATATTATGTTATACTTTAGAAGATGCTGTTAGACCTTATGGTATTAAAATTAAAGGACAAACTGCTATTTTTGAAAATCCTAATGGGTATAATATAGGAATTAAACATTCTAATAGATTTAAAAGAGATATGCTTTGTTTATATACAGAAGAAGATAAAGTTACTATTAAACAAGGAGGAGTATCTTTTTCTTATGTATATTTTCATGGAGGTAATACTCATATTAATACTGAAGGTTGTCCTTTAGTAGCAAGTAATGTAGATGAAGATAACTTTAGAATTTATAATACTTATGAAGCTCCTCTATTTAAATTAGTTAAAAAGTATATGGAGGATGGTTATATAGTTAAAGTTAAAATTACTAATTTACCGTATGTCGACAAAAATTAATATATTTAAAATAAATGAAGATGGTAAGTTAGTAGTTAGTACTATTGAATTATTATCTTATGATTCCTTTAGAGAGATAATTAAAAGGGATAAGACTAAAGATATGGCTCATAGAGAATTAGCCTATATTTGGTTTATGGCTGATTATGAATCTCCTGTTTATAAGAAAGGACTTAGTGATAAGGAAGCCCATACTTTTATTTTAAGTAAGATTAGTTTTCCAGATAAATGGAAGCCTGATGCAATAGTATTAAAAGCTATAGAAGATTATAAAGATACTAATGTTTCTGTAGCTAATGAAGTCATAGGAGAACTACTAAAGAGTTTTAAATATTATGGTACTATAATAAGAAAGGTTAGAACTAGCATTAGTACTCTTATGGATTCTGATGCAGGTTTAACTAAAACTCAGGCTCAAGAATTATTAGATTTAATATCTACTTTAATTAGTGTATCTAAAAGTATACCTGGTGAAGTTAGAGTATTAAAAGAAGCAATTAAAGAATTAGAGAAAGACTCTGGATATAAAGAAGAAACTTATTTGAGAGGAACAGAAGAGACAGTTCCTGATAGTGCTGACCCAATGAGAGATTGGTAATATGCTACCATTTATAGAATACGTATTATCTGATAAATCAGAATTTTCTTTTGCTTCTGCTACAATAGATAGTAGAACCAATAAACCATTTGTTGACCCAGATGATGATTTTCTTATTGGAAAGTCTGGTGGTTTCTTAATGAATATAGATTTTCAATTTATAGATACTGCTATATTTTCTAAGGTAGCTAATGAGTATGAGAAAAATAGAAAGAATTCAGAGTTAGTTTCATGGATTGAAGGATTAGAGTTATCAGGTAAAGAAAATAAAAATAAACTTTATTATTGTCCTTATCTTTCAGGTACTAGTGAATACAATGAGTTTTGGAAAAGAGAAACTTATCGTAGAAGAAATGGAATGACTGCTAAGTGTAAATTAAAAGATGGTAGTATTTCAGACTTACATATTACAGGAGATCATTATAATTATCTTAATTATGGTAGAATATTAAGAACTCCAACAAAGAAAGAGTTAGAAGAACTACATGAAAAAGGAGATTATAAAACTAAAATGGTTCAAGGATTTCCTAGATTTTGGGATGGAGATTATTGGAACTTTAAGATAGATAGATTTATTGCTGATAATAGTTATCATTTAACTAAAGCTAAGGCTCGTGGTAAGGGTTATTCTTATAAGAGAGGTAGTCAAGCAGCTAATACTTTAAATCTTATTCCTTTTTCTACTGTTATATTAGCAGCATATGATACAGCATATCTTACAGATCAAGGTGCTACTTCTGATATGGTTAAGACTAATCTTGACTGGTATGAAGAATCTACTCATTGGAAAAGGTTTTATTTATCTGAAAAGATAGATGCTATTGAATTAGGATATAAAACAAGAAAAGGAGGAAATAAGAAATTTGGATTTAGAAGTAAAGCTTTATCAGTATCTTTGTTTAATAATCCTAGTGCTGCTATTGGTAAAAGGGCTTTAGAAATAGACTTTGAAGAATCTGGTAAATGTCCTAATCTTGATCAAGCTTTGGATGTAACATTAAGTTCTACTGAAGTAGGTGCAGGTAATGTAGGTACTATTAGATGTTATGGAACTGCTGGTGTTAAAGGTGCTGATTGGAGACCTTTTAGTACAGCTTTTTACAATCCTTCTTTTTATAAAATGATGCCCTTTGAGAATATTTGGGATGATAATTCAAGAAGAAATGTATGTGGATTCTTTCATCCTCAAGTATTAAACATGGAACCTTTCATAGATGAACATGGAAATAGCTTATTAATAGAAGCAGAAAAATATGATATAGAAGATAAAAAGAATTATGCTGCTACTCAATCAGTAGATAAATGGTTAATGTATGTAGGTCAAAGAGCAAATAAACCTGCTGAAGCTTTTAAAACTGCTACTGAAAATATTTATACAAGTCCAGGTTTATCTGCTCATATAGCAGAACTTCAATCTAATCCGTCCTTATCTTATCATAGGGATGGTATGTTATTTGAAATAAGTAAAAAATTAGTATTTAAGACTAATAAACAATTAATAGCAGAAGGCTTAGAGAAACATGCCCATAATTATATAGAAGATGTACCTTTTAATCCTAAGAAAGATTTTTATGGTTGCATAAGAGAATTTTATCCTCCTTATTCTATAGAGGGTCAAGTACCTGATAACTTATATGTTATTTTGATGGATAGCGTAGGTAAAGATAAAAAAGCAGAATTGATTATAAATAAAAATTCTCTTAATAGTGTTCATGTAATGATGTATCCTACTAATTTAGCTACTACTACAGGAGATATTTGTGTAGCTACTTATTGTGGTAGACCTGATACAATGGAAGAAGTTAATAGAATAGTTTTGTATTTATGTGAATACTATAATGCTAAAGTTTTACCAGAGGTAGATAGAGGAACTATAGTTTCTGATTTTAGAAAGTGGGGTAAACTACATCTTATAATGAGAGATCCTACAGATATTATTACTAATAAGATTGTAGGTAAAGATAGTATTAATTATGGTATCAATATGGGGAGTGGGGATAACTCTACTGAATCCCATATTTATTTAAAAGAGTGGTTATATACTAAAAGATCAATTAGAGAAGATGATCAGATTGTTTATAATTATCATTATATCAAAGACCTTCCGACTTTAATTGAATTGGAGAACTTTAATTTAGTAGGTAATTTTGATCGAATAAGTAGTTTAAAGCTATATCCTTTTGCAAATAAAGTAAGACAATTAAAAAGATTAGATGAAGTTCTGAAAACGGTCAATAGAGAATCAATACACGCTCAAATAGGTTTATACGGATATAAAGATTAAAATATGTCAATAGTTTTTCCAGATCAAAGGATACCTATTAGTAAGAAGTTAGACCGTTCTTGGTATGTAAATAATGCTAAGTATTGGATTACTACTGCTACTGGTCAAAAGAATATAGATACTACCAGAGAGAACTTCAATGCTGCTAATGGAATAATTCCAAAGAAAGTATTTGATTATGTTCTTAAACCTTTTTCAACTCCAGGAGGAGAAGAGTTAGGTAAATTACCAGGTGAAATTAGAGATATTGATTTTATTACTCCTATTAAAGAAAAGAATATAGGAGAATATTTAGATTTGCCTTATAAATATCATGTTAAAATAAATGATCCTGATATAGTTATTAAAAGAAGTAGTGAAGTAGCACAAACTATTCAGCCTATATTAGAACAATTTGTTATTAACAAGATAAATGAATATCAACAAACAGATGTTCCTTCTAAACCAATAGGTAATATAGAAGAGGAAATCAAAAAGGCTAAATTAAGTTGGATAGATAAAAGAGCTATCTATGCTTCTGATTTAATTGAATTTCTTAATGATTTAAATAACTTTGAAGATAAAAGAATTCAAGGTTTTTATGATTGGTGGGCAACAGAAGAAATATATTATTATAATTATATCATTAATGGTAATGCTCAATTTGATATAATTTCTCCATTAGAAGGATTCCCTGTTCTTGCTGGTAAAGATACAGTTGAAGAAGGAGAGGGATTTCTTATTAAAAGAAAAATGAGTATATTTCAAGTAAATGCTTATTATGGAGATAAGCTATCTAGTCAAGATAGACTTTATTTAAAAGAAATAACAGATAAGTTATCTACTGGAGAAATGCCTAATAGAATACCAGTACAGGTATATAAAAATATATATGGTGCTCTTAATATGGATGAAATAGAAAAAGGAGTACCTGGAGATGAATTTATATTTAATTCTGATATTATAAATGAGTATGTAATTCTTTTTAAAACTGACGTAGAAAAGAAATTAGTTACTCGCATTAATCAATTAGGACAAGTATTACAAGTAGTAGTAGAATCTAATTATCAATTAAATCCTGAAATGGGAGATATAGATTTTGAAACTATTTGGATTGAGGAAGTATGGAAGCAAGTTCTTTTGGGAGATTATACCTCTGGTATTTATATTAAACCTGAACCAGTAGAAGTACAGATTTATAAAGAAGATGGTACTGTATATCTACCAGTAGTAGGTAAATATGGAATGTTAAAGAATAATTTAATTAATCCTATTCCTAAGAGAATATTGCCTATTTTAGCATTGTATAGAATTATAAACTTACAGATTGAAAGGACCGTAGCTAAATATAAACTTCCTACTGAATTAATACCTAAAGGTTTACTAGCAGCACAAGACGGTAGTCTTAAAGCTAATATGTTTTATTTAAAAGCAGATAATACTATTATATACGATGAAACTAAATTTAGCGGTAATGATGTATCTAAAAGTTATTTAGTAATTGGTAGTAATGCTGCTTCTAATTTCATTAGGGATTTAATTGATTTAAGAGAAAGTTTAAAAGCAGAAGCTTGGGAACTATCTAACATGAATGATGCTCGATATGGTAGTACTGCTCCAAGTGCTACTGTAAGGAACAATGAGCAAAATTTATATAGAGCTAAATTAGGTAGTGTATTAATGACTACTGTTTATAATAACGTATTAGCTAAACAACATAAGATAAGTTGTGAATTTGCTAAAGTTGCCTATACAGATGGTTTGAGTGGTTCTCTATTTAATAAAAAAGATGGAACTACTCGTTATTTTAATATACCAGGAGGAGAATTAACTAATATGCAACTTGGTATATTTGTTGTTAATAGTGTAGTAGAAAAACAAAAGTTAGAGGAATATAAAAATTTAGCTTTCAGTGCTGCTCAAAATGGAGAAAACGAGTTAGCAGCTGAAGCTATTGATGGAGAAAGTACTTCTTCTATAAGAGAAGCTATTGCTAAATACTCTAAGTTAAGTAGAGATTTTCAGTTAGAGATGAAACGTATTGAAGGTGAATCTGCTGAAAGGGCTGCTAACTTAACTAAAGAAGCAGCTACCATTACTGCTCAAAATAAACTAGATGCTATTGAATTAGAACAACGGTTAATTACCGAGAGAGAAGTGAAACTTGCAGGTATGCAAAATAATAAATAAAGAATGAATAATCTAAAATTAAATTAAACATGGAAGATTTCGTAATTAAAACTAAAGCTGCTGTTCCTCCTGTTGAACCAGTTAAACCAGGTGATCCATTAGTTCCTATAAATAATGATCCCCCTGAACTAATCCCTCCTGCTACTCCTCCTGATGTTCCTGATGTAATTCCAGAAGCAGCTAAAGTAGAAGTAGATGGTGTTATCTATACACTAGATGATAAAGGTAATGCTATAGATGATAATAAAGCTATTAAATATTCAGCAGATGAACTTAAAGCTTTAGAAGAAGTAGATGCTCCTTCCTCATTAGAAGAAATTTTTAAATTGACTAATATTGTACCAAATGATGAAAATGGTACTCCTATTGAATATGAAAATTCTCCAGAAGGTATTGCTAAGTATGTAGATGATGTTTATACTATTGCTTCAAATCAAGCAGTAGAAGCATATAAAAATGCTTTATTTGGTACATATCCTATATTGATGGATGTAGTAAAACACCTTAATAACAATAATGGAAGTTTTGATAATTTTGTTCCTACTGTAAATTATAATGATATACAGTTAGATGCAGATAACGAAGAACAATTAAAAAATATTATTTATACTGCAAGAGGTAAGAGAGGTGAATCTAAAGAAAAGATAGATAAATATTATAACTATCTTAAAGATTCTAAAACTATATTTACTGAAGCAGAAGAAGAACTTAATTACTTAAAAGAATCTTTAACCCAAGAAGAGAAAGAACAACAATTAGTTATTAAAGAGAGAGAAGCCAAAGAATTACAAGATGCTATTAATTATTGGGGAGTAACAGTAGATAATAAAGGTAATATGTCTGTTGCTAATGTAGAAAATTCTGTATATGACATAATTAAAAAAGGTAAATTTAAAATAGGAGAAGACACATATAATATTCCAGATAAAATTAAAATCAATGATAATGGAAAGATTGTTTATGCTACAAGGGACGATTTCTTTAGGTATATATATGAACCAGTTCAAGTAGTAATAAATAGTAAAACTCAAACAATGACTCGACATGAATATGATTTAACTATTGAAAATAGTAAAAGGGATATTCATGCTGATGTATTTGATGCTTTTAAAAGATTCGTTAATTACAATACAGATCAATTTATTAAAGAGGCAATAAACAAAAATAATGTAGAAGCTATTAAAAAATTGAAGACTGATAAAGCTAATAGATCTGCTGATATAGCAGGAGGTAGTAAAAAGTTTACGGTAGTTATACCAAATAGTTAATTAAATTTAAACAAAAATGCGTGAGATTAAAACGACACAATATAATTCTGAACAGTACACTGATGAGAATGTATTGTATAAAAATAGATTGATTGACCCAATTAGCCTTGATAATGGACTTACTTATTTATGGGGTAAGGATTCTGATATGCTAACTCTTATGTCATTGACTTCTGGACAAAAAGGAGGAATGGTATCTGTTGCTCCTAAAGTTCTTAATGATAGTCAATATACTTGGAATGTAATGGGTAGAATGAAACATACTTCTAAAGTAGTAGGTTTGGCTAATGGAAGTAATACTAAACCAGGTCTACAAGGTTCTACTTTTGAAGTAGATTTTGAAGATGATTGGTTTAAGAGATTTTATTCTATTACTTCACCTGATAAGAATTTTACTTGTAGGATTCAAGGTAATGCTACAAGACTTGCTTCTAATAAATATAGAGTAAGACTTATTCTTCTTACAGGTAATAGCAGTGAATATGTAACTCTTGATAACTTCCTCGCAGGAAAGTCATGGGTAATGGGAGCACCGTCTGTTGCTGCAAGTAGATCAGATGGAACTGTATCAAATAGTATGTCACCAGGTAAATGGACAAATCAATTTGGTTTGTATCGTTTCGGTAAACAGATTTCTGGTAATGTTGCTAATAAAGTAGTAAACATTGAATTTGATACATTGAGTGAAGATGGTTCTAAAGGTACTACTAATATGTGGATGCCTTTTGAAATGAAACTTTTTGAAATAGATCGTAAGATTCTTCTCGAAGAAGAACTATGGAATAGTAGGTATAATAGGGATGCTAATGGAGTAATCTTTAATAAAGATGAACAAACAGGTGAACCTCTACCTCGTGGAGCAGGTGTAAAAGATATTCTTTATACAACTGGTCAATATGAAACTTATGGTAAACTTACTCTATCTAAACTAGATTCTATGATTAATAGGATTTATTCTAATAGGGTAGATGATACTCCTATGGAACTTGTATTGATTGGTGGTAAAGGTGCTGCTCGTGAATTTAACCGTGCTATTAAAGAAGATGCTCGTGGTAATAGTTACTATGAATCTCTGGGAGCAGAAGAAGTAATGTCTGGTAAAGA